CACTGGTTGATGATGAAGTTTTAATTACTTGCACAACTTCATCAATAGAAGCTAAACAAATAAGTAATCCATCAATAATATGAATCCTATGTTCAATTTTAGCTAAATCATATTCAAAACTTCTTCTATATACTTCTTTTTCATGATTAATATGTGCTTGGAGGGCTTCTTTCCAAGTAAATACTTTAGGAAATCTTCCATTATCAAGCATTGTCATATTAATACCATAATAATATTGAAGAGAAGTATTTTTATATAAAAAAGAAAGAATTTGTTTATAATTAGCTTTTTTATTAAGATAGATTTTAATTAAAGGTTTTGTTCCAGTAAGATCATTAAAACGTTCAATACCAGGATTTTCTTCACTTTCAATAATTTGTTCAAGTTCTCCACAAATAGTATTAGTATATACACCATAAGGAATTTCGGTAACTACTAAACACTTTTCAGATTCATTCCAATTGATAACACTTCTCAATTTACAAGAAGTACCAGAGCCGTATTTTAAAGATTCTTTAACTTCATTTCCATTTAAAAGTAAAGCACCAGTTGCAAAATCTGGCATAATTATTAATTCATTATCAGGAATATCAGAATTATTTAAAAGTTTAATTAATACATTATTAAGTTCAATAAGATTAAATTGCGGAATTGAAGCTGCTAATCCTGTACCAATGCCAAATGTACCATTAACTATATTATAAAATGATTTTGAAGGTAAAACTGCGGGATATTTTTCTGTATCATCATAGTTATCTCGCCATTCAGATATTGTATTTTTATCAATATCTTGAAAAAGTGAATCACATATACCGCTCAATCTTGATGCAGTATAACGTGGAGCACTCCAATTTCCGCTAGCTGTAAGATTACCTTCACTACCTTCAACTTCAACTAGTGGATAGCGCATAGCAAAAGGTTGTCCGGCACGCATAATAATTCCTTCGCATGAAGAATCACCATGAATAAACATACGTGCGGCACTACCTATAGCTTTGAGGGTTTTCTTAAAGGGTTTATTTGAAGTAAATTTATCTGTATACATACAATAAAAAATTTGTCGGGCAGAAGGCTTTAAACAATCTCTAACATCAACTAATGCTCGAGATTGAAGTACTGCTCCACTATATTGTATCATACAGTCTTTAATAATTTGTTCCATATTTTCCATAAATTATTCCCTCAATTGTGAAAAATCAACATTATTAAAGATGAACTCTTTTCTTAAAGATGAATCATCTCCCATAAGATTATATAATAATTGTATCGCATTTTCCGTTGGTTGTAAAATATCTAAGCGCTGATATTTTTCAGTGAACATTGAATTGTGGGCTTGATCTACTGAAAGTGCGCCCAAACCTTTTGCACGATTAATTTCTCCTTTTATTGTTTTTCTCACTTTGTTAAATTCTTCATCATTAAAGAAATATTGTTCTTGTTTTCCATTTTTTACAATATACAATGGAGCACGTAACCAACATAATCTATTTTCTTGAATAAATTGTGGAGCTAAATATTGGAGAACAGCCATAATAAGAAGAGCAATATGGAACCCATCACTATCAGAATCAACGCATATACCAATTTTTCCATATCTTAATTTCCTATTATCATATTTATCTGGTACAATATTCATTGCACTAAGTAATAATTTAATTTCTTCATTTTCAAACACATCTTCTTCATTATTACTTAATGGATTAATAATTTTACCACGAATAGCTAAAACTCCATATTTAGTATAATCTCTAGCTTTTACTATTGAACTTGCTGCACTATTACCTTCAACAATAAGAAGAGTAGAATTTTGTCCTAAAAATTCAGCATCTTTAAGTTTATCTGAAGCAAATACTTTTCTTTTTTGATTTTTTTCTATTTCATTTGTTGCTTGTAGGACTTTTAATCTGGCTTTATCAGCAGCTAATTCTGCTTTTCTATCTCTATTTAAAATTTCAATAACTTTATTAAATTCTTCTTTATGGCTATTTGCGAAATCTTTAATTGCTTCTGTAAATACAGATTGTGTATAACCACGTAATTCTGCATTTTGGATTTTATTTTTAGTTTGATTTTGATATATGGGATGAGGATGTCGTATATTTACAATATATACCAATCCCTTTCTAATCATATCAGAATCAAATTCACCTTTTGACAATGAATTAATTGTTTTTGTAAAAGCTGTTTTTGCGCCAGTTTCTGGAGTACCACCATCACTATTTAATGCACCATTTGAAAAGATATATCGTGTTTCTTTTCCAGCTGTCCATTGTGCAAAAACTTCAACTTCAACTTCATCATCAAATTGTTTATAACCATATATATAAGATTTATGAAGTGGATTTTTAATTTTATCTTTTGCAAAATCTTTTAATCCGTTTTTTGATATATATTTTACTTTATTTCCTTTATATTCCAATATGAAAGTGACATTAGGAATAAAGTATGAAGTTAATTCAAGTTCTTGCCGAATCCGTTCATAATCAAAAGATGGCCCATCTATTCTAAAAATTTGTTTGTCAGGTGTAAACATAAAAGTTGAACCAGTTTCTTTAGTAGCTTTTATATATTGAGCTACTTTCATTTGTGGAATACCGTCTATAAATTCTATATAGTATTCTGCACCATCTCGTCTAGTCCAAACTTTAAAAGTTTTGGAACACACGCAAACAGCTGAGGTGCCGATTCCATGCATACCACGAACTTTTTTATAATTTGTTTCATCAAATTTACCACTACTATGCGCAGAAGTAAATAACTCAATCAATACTTCTTCACAATCTTTATTAGGACCATGAGGAACACCAGCACCGCTATCTTTACAAATAAGTGTATCACAATCATCTGTAAGAGTAATTTCAATAATGTTGCCGCGTCCCATAATTGCTTCATCACAAGCATTATTTAATACTTCAAGGAAGCAATTAAATGCTGCATCTTGTCCATCAGTTCCGATATACATTCCCGGCATACTACGACAAGCTGAGCGGAAATCTTTAACTTGAATAGAATCAGCTGTATAACTCATTTAACCTTCCTTTAATTTTATTTTATATTTTAATTATATACTATTTTTCTTTATATGTCAATTTTTAATCTAAAATCCGCACATTCTCCTATTGGAGTAAGTGAAAACCAAGTATATATCATTTCACCTATTATTTCATTATAGCTACTACCATATTTAGCTTCTTTATGGCATTGATTGTCATAATAATATAAACAGGTTTTACATTTTTCTTGGAAATCAGCTAACCAATCATCTACTCCCATGTAAGCTTACCTCCACACTTAGGACAATATTTCCAAGTTTGATCAAGAGTTTGACCACATTCACAAGTGCCGTTTTCACTATAAGTAGCAAAATTTTCATTAGAAAATGGATTTCGTTTTACTATTATTTCTCTTGGACCTTCTATTGTAAATAATTTATAATCAGAAGTATCTACTGTTAATATTTTACTTGTAGATTTATTATCATCTACAAACCAAGCACCATCTAAAGGATTACATATTTTTTGCATATTGAATACCCTTAATGAGATTTTTCTTTATTAAAATTAGTCTGCTGTTCTATAATATCAAGATTTATTAATCTATTTTGATATTTTTTAAGATAATAAAGAGAATCTTGAGCTAAATAATATCCTTCACTTTCTAAAGCACCGTCAGTAGGATTTTCAACTATTTTTTCTAATTCAGTTATAACTCCGTTTAATGTTTTCATTTTATTATCCTATCTATATTTCCATTCTAATTTTGCACCACATTGTGAACAATATGGGTCTTCATTCACGCAATAATTTCCACAATTTGAACAGTATCCAAATACTCCACATGGATGACCTTGGTCTTGTACGCTTGCTGTTCGCTTGTTATTCACTTTTCTACTTGACATTGCATTATTCCAAATTTCTACAGCTTCTTCTTTTTTTTCTGTATATGGAGTTTCAATAGCACATTTTGTACAAGCAACCAAATATTGACAAGAATCAGTATATAATACTGCTTCACCACCACATCCACATGGTGCAATATAAAAATCATATTTTTCTTTTTCTATCATAAAATTTTCTTTTTCTTCTTCTAATTTTTTTATTGCAATATTAAAACTTTCAGTTATAGGATTATGAGTAGATTCTAACCATGAATTGTTATGTAAAAGTATATCTTTTATTTGTTTTAATATCTCTATAGCCTCTATATTATCCAAATATTTTTTCATAAGTGCAATCTTCTATACTAATATCATCTCTAAATCCAATAAATTTAGGATGCCGCAAACCACCTTCATTTCCAATTTCCATAGCAGAAACTTTACATGGTTTTAATTTATATTTTACAGGATTTGCAATAAAATCATCTTTAATATCTTCAGTTACACTTGAAATCCAACCAATGGGATATATTTTTCCATCTTTATATACACCAATTTCAAATGAGCCTGGTATATTATAATAATGACTTTTTGTTACTGGAATAATAGGTAATCCTTCTTTATATTCTTTAAAATGTAATCCAACAGGAAGTTTTTCACCTGTAAATTCATTTTCCCATAATTCCCAAATGTCAGTATATTTTCCTGTATAGTGCCGCAAAGGAGGTTTAGCATTTCCAGTAAAAAATACATCAATATCTTTTAATAATTCCTTTTTAATTTTAATAGTGGCATAAGCTGGAGTTCTTTTCTCATATACCGGACACGTTTTTTTAGTAACAACAGCCCCCTCTTCTCCAGCTTGCAACCAATCTTCAATATTATTCCATAATTGTTCGCCATCGCTATACTCTGCAAAAGTTATATACTCATTTTCAAGGCTTTGCCGCACTTCATTTAATTTTGCTATACGTTGCTCAATGCCTGTATCAAAATATTCTACTCCATCCCATGCCCAAATGTCAAAAATATAAAACATAAGTTTGTTTTTCTTTTGTCGTTCAATAGCTTT